CCATAGCACTAAAAGGTGCTGACAATGAAGACAGCTTGCGTGGAGTTGGACTTGACTATTTGATCATGGACGAATTCGCCGATGTGGATCCCGAAGCATTCTTTGAAGTATTGCGTCCTACACTAGCTGATCGTGAAGGCAAGGCCATGTTCATTGGTACTCCAAAAGGTATTACAAACTGGGCCTATGAACTGTATCAAATGGAAGAAGAATTCCCCGATGCTTGGAAGAGTTTTCAGTACACCACTATTGAAGGTGGGCAAGTAAGTAAGGCAGAAATAGATGCGGCAATGCGTGACCTTGATGAGAGACAGTTTCGTCAAGAATTCATGGCTACATTTGAAACTTATAGTGGCCGAATCTATTATGCTTTTGACCGTAAGCTGAACACAATAACACCACCTGAGAATATCAATGTTGATGTGCTTTATATAGGTATGGACTTTAACATTGATCCTATGAGTGCTGTAATTGCCGTGCGCCGTAATGATGATTTATTCATTATCGATGAGATTAGAATGTTCTCCAGCAACACACAAGAAATGGCTGACGAACTAAAAGAGCGTTACCCCAAGAGTAAAATGTGGATCTATCCTGATCCAGCCGCAAGACAGCGTAAGACAAGTGCAGGAGGTGCGACAGATTTATCTATCTTGGCTAACAATGGATTTATTGTTAAAGCCCCTAATGCTCACACACAAGTTAGAGATCGTATTAATGCTGTCAATTCCAGATTATGCGGTTCTGATGGTAAAAGACACCTGTTTATCGCAAACTCATGTAAATACACGATAGAATCATTAGAGCGCCATACCTATAAGGAAGGCACAGTACAGCCAGATAAAGACAGTGGCTATGACCATATGAATGATGCATTGGGGTATATGGTTGATTATCTATTCCCAGTGAAGAGAGATTTATCGATGTATCCAGTAAACACACAGCGTTGGGGACATCAGGGTGTTTATAAAGGCCCAACAATACAAGGACATAGAGTATGAGTATAATTCAAATTGTTGATGAACAACTGGGGCGCATAGCCAGTCCCAATAGATTCTACAACTACAACCGTGCCAACTGGCGCTTCTTATTAGTAAGCTATATGGGCGGTGAGGATTATACTCGCTACCAACTCTTAACTCGCTATCAATTAGAAACAGACATGGAGTATGGGCAAAGGTTAGATCAAACCCCATTGCATAACCATTGTAAGTCGGTCATCAATGTCTACAATAGCTTTTTATTCCAAGAAAAACCTGAGCGTGATCTCGGCACATTAGAAGGCCTTCCTGAAACATTAGATTTTCTAGAAGATGCAGACCTTGATGGCCGCGACCTTGATAGCTTTATGAAAGAAGTTTCAACATGGGCAAGCGTATTCGGACATTGCTGGGTCTTAATGGTCAAACCTGATATTGGCGCTGTTACCAAAGCCGACGAAATGGCTGTTGGTGTTAGACCATATGCTACCATCCTAAGCCCATTAGTTGTTATAGACTGGCGATGGGAGCGTGGAGAAACAGGACGCTATGAACTAGTCTATGTCAAATATGTTGAAGAGATCAATGGATCTGTACAAACTGTTAAAGAATGGACAGTAGATACAATCACAACACACGAAGTTAACTATGATACTCGTGAAGAACTAGCTGAAACAGTAGTGCCAAACCAATTAGGCTTTATTCCCCTAGTTATTGTTTACAATCAAAAGAGTCTAGTTAGAGGTTTTGGTGTTTCAGCCATTCAGGATATTGCCAAGACACAACAGTTTATCTACAATCAATTAAGTGAAGTAGAACAGGCAATCCGTTTAGACAATCATCCATCATTGGTTAAGACTAATGAAACTATGGCCTCAGCTGGTGCTGGTAGCATAGTTGCCATGCCAGAGAATTTAGATCCAGGCTTAAAACCATATTTGTTAGAAACTTCAGGCGCACAAATAGATGGAATCTATAAGGCCATTGAACATGGAACAGCCGCTATTGACCTTATGGCCAACACAGGTTCTGTTCGTGCAAGCGGACAAAAATTGCTTAGTGGTGTTGCAATGGCCACTGAATTTCAATTGCTTAATGCCAAATTAGCTGAGATGGCCGGTAACCTAGAAGATGCTGAAACAGAAATGTGGCGCATATTTGCACACTATCAAGCACAAGAGTGGACAGGCACAGTCAAGTACCAAGATAGTTATGGTATCCAAGATAAGAACGCTGAATACACCAAGTTGCAGGTTGCTAAGGCAAGTGCTACAAGTCCAGATGTATTAGCTATGATTGATCGCAAATTGATTGAATTACTAGCTGAAGATTTATCTATAGAAGCCGCAGGTCCTAGCCTGGATGAAGCAGAATTAAAACGCGAAGTTAGCAATTACAATGTTGATGAAGTTGAACCTAGTGCGGCAGGCCCTGCTACTGTCGACGAATACGGTAATATTAAGGTATCTACACAGCCCACAGGTAAGACAACATTGAATGTTCCTAACTTAAGAATGACAACAGCCGGAGCTGGCCGTAATGCTGGGAGTCCAACATAATGAAAGATAATATTCTTCCTAAAAATCCAATCAACTTTACAGCTAAGAATGTCAACAAGAATAGCCGGGAGCGAATCCGTGCTGGTGTGCAGATCGATACGCACAGTGGAAATGTTGTGCCTACCGATTGGCATCAAAACGAAATGAACCTGTTTGCTGGCCCCAACTATGAACCACCTATGGGACGCCAAGGTGCTCCTATGATTGTTCCTGGTAAACCATTCACCGAAACTGATATGGGCAATCCAGCACAGGCTCTAAATTGGCGGACCAAGGGCGAGCGTATGCCTGAACAAATGATTGACAGCTATGGTCCTAATAGCGATAAGATGTATGGTGCTTTACAAAGCACCGAAGCAAAGAGATACAATTTTCCAGGGGGTGTAGACCCCGTGAAGAAACCATTGTATGTAAATTGGCCACCTAAGGTGAGTCCAAACCCATTAAAACCAACTAAAGGAGGCTAAAATGCCAATGTTACCAAACGGAGTAAATCCAAACGGAAATCAACCATTACAATATGGTGCAACAGACAAGGGAAAGGTAAGTATTCCCAATGATACACGACTAGCAATTCCAACCGTTACAGCCGATATGAGCCGTATGAATGGAAAAATTGGTCCTGACCATGATCTTAACCCAGCCTGGAGTCCAGTAGAATCAGGTGAGATCTTAAAAGGTATTGAAGATCACCAAGGTGGTGACGACAAGCTCTGGGCTAAGAAGTAATAGCTATGGTCACTAATCACAAAGTTCGGATTCATAAATGGATCGGCGGTAAGCTAGAAACCATTGAACGCTTCTTTACTCGTGAAGAGGATGCTCGTAACTACTTAAAAAATGAACACCGCGATGGTTATACGAGTAAAATCTATGACCGTCAAGGTGAGGTTATCCATGTGGAAGGTCAATCTTCCACAGATACCTACGCTTAAGGAACTATTATGCCATTAAAACAAGGAAACTCAGCCAAGGTCATAGGCCAGAATATTGCCACGGAGATGGCGGCGGGTAAACCACACAATCAAGCTGTGGCCATTGCCTTGAATACAGCACATAAGCCCAAGAGCCATGTTACGAAAACACGAGTCTTAAAGAGACACAACAATGAATAAACCTTTAACTGTCAAGGTTCCTGCAATTCTTGAAAGGTCCGGCAAAATAATTGAAGCTCCTAGTCCTGCTTGGAGCCATGCTGAACTTATTAAGAAGGCAGGTAAGGATGCAAAAGGTGCAAAACATGAGTTTGAACTTAGCAATGGTCGTGTGGTTAATCGTCTAGTTGCGGCTCGTGTTGCTGAAAAGGCCGGAGAAGTTCCCAAGAAAGATGGAGAATTTCTTTACAGCCATGATCTACGCCATGCAGAAGGAATAAAGAAGAAAAAATTATGAGCAAATTAGAAGACGCAACAAAACGCCTTTGGGCCAATAACTTTATCCTCTATACCAAAGCACATGGTTTCCATGTTAATGTGGTAGGATATGGCTTTTTAGGCAATCATCACCTTTTTAAGCATGTTTATGAAGAACTCTACAGAGAGATCGACACCATAGGTGAAGGCTTGAGAACACTTCATGAAGTTGTTCCTTTTAGCCTAACCCGTGTATTGGCTCTTGCTGACATTAAAGATGAAACAGTAGCACCAAATGCAGAAGAAATGATTAAGATTCTCTATGATGATATGGAAACTTTAATCACTTGTGCAAATGAAGTTTATGAAATGCTTCCAGAAGTTAAGGCCTATGGTCTACAAGACATTATTGCCCATTACTTGAAGAAGATTCATACACTATGTTGGAAGTTGGAATCTAGTTTGCCTACACCAGAGCAAGATAAGTTCTGGGCCAAGTTAGGTAAGCCTGAAACTCCAGATGAAAGTTACAAATAAGGAGAGTATCATGGATACTAAGAAAACAGGAAAATTCGAAGGTAAATCAAACGCTTTAGGCCATGGTGGTCGTGCCGCACAACTTAAAGCCGCAGGTGTACCAGCAGGAGTTATCGGAGCCATTGCTCGTAGCAAAGGTGCCGCTCCGGGACAAAAGAATTATCATGGCAATCGTGCTAGTATGAATCACAGTATGCCAATGCGTAAACAAGGTAGAGGCGGTTAATCTACCATTTTGTATAGGTTTTATGCCTATACCAATAAATACACTATTACTCTGAAAGGGAGGCGAGAGGAATATGGACTCATATAACAATACCATAGCAACTAAAAACGCAACTGACGCGGCACTACAAGGTAGTGAAAGCCAGGCACAAAACTTAGATACAAGATCTTACACACAGCAAGAAGTCGATGATATGATGGCTCGTATGAAAGCCAAGATCATGAAGAAAGCTACAAAGCCTTACGAGGATTTGGGCGATCCGGAAGAACTTCGTCAATTAAAAGCTGAAGCGGAACAAAAGCGCCAAGCAGAACAATTGAAGCGTGGGGAGTTTGAAAAGACTCTACAAGAACTTGCTCAAAAGAAGGATCAAGAGATCCAAAAGAGAGACCACATTATTAAAGAATATAAAGTTAATAGTCCTCTAATCAGTGCCGCCGCCAAATACCGTGCTGTGAATGCTGATCAGGTTAAGGCGTTGTTAGCTAGTAATGTTCGATTAAATGATGATGGTGAAGTTGAAGTAGTAGATAACAGAGGAACTGTTCGTTATAATGACCGCGGTGAACCTCTAGGGGTAGATGATTTAGTGCGAGAATTCCTGGATTCGAATCCGCACTTTGTGTCGGCCACTCCTGCTACTGTCAATAGTAGGTCTAATATCAATCAAGGTCCTAGTGAAGGTATTGATATTAGTAAATTAGACATGCGATTGGCCGAGCATAGAAAAATATATGCGAAAGCGGTTGCTAATAAAAAAATATAAATTTTAAGGAAAATTAAAAATGTCATATCCATCAAACATTAATACCTCGCTTAACAGCGAATTGTTTGCGAACCTGGTTACTCAGGCTCAATATCAGGCATATGAAACATCAGTGGCTCGTCAATTAGTTACTGTGTTCGATGCTCCAGTCCACTCTGGTAAGAACTTACAAGTTCCAGTTTGGGATCGTGTAACTGCTGACTTGATCACTGATGAATCAGCAAGCCCAGCACACCAAACTAACACCAATGCCGCTACAATTACTCTAGCTGAGCATGTGGTTTACCATCAAATTACTGACATGATCCGTGATTCTGCATACAGCGATGTATTCAGTCAAATCGGTGACCAGTCAGGTCGTGCTATCGCTGAATCAATGGACCGTCAAGTGTTCAGCAACTTTGGCGCATTTGCCGCTAACTATGTTGCTAACTCAACAGGTACTGCTGATTTAGGCGCTTCAGGTCATAACTTAGTTGTTAATGACATTCTTAAAGCGGCCGCTAGCTTGCGTGAACAACGCTTGACAGGTCCTTTCTACGCTGTTGTCCACCCAGGTGCGGCTTATGGCTTGAAGAAGAACCTAACAGCAACATTACCATACAGTGGTGCATCAGGTTTAGTTAATCCAAGTGACCTAGGTAATGA